GCTCCGGCGTGGCGGCAAAGAAGGCGTGGGCGGATTCGGCGATCGCCAGGCAGGCGATCTCCTCGACTGGGCGGTCGAAGTGCTCGGCCACGACGCGCATGCGCGCCTCGGTGGCCTGGTCGAGCAAGACGGTGATTTGGGACATTGCGGCGGTCCTTAGTTGCGGGAAGGGCGAACGAAGAGATCGAACCAGAGATCCTGCAGGCGCTCGCGCTCGAGGCGGTGCGTCTTGGCGATCTCGAGGAAGGTGCGGTCCGGCGTGGCGTAGCAATCGAGCAGCGCCGAACGCTCGGCGACAGTCAGGTCATGGCCGCGAAGAACGGTCAGGGGCGCCGGGTTGGCGAAGGCACGCTCGCGGCGCGTGACGGCGTTGATGACTGGGTGGGACATCAGACGCGAGCCTCCGCCTTGAACTGCCATTCCTTCTTGAAGGCGGTGCTGGTCGCCAGCCCGGCGGACAGGAAGAGCGCCATCAGCAGCGCAAGGATGGCGCAGGCGAGGAAGAAGCGATCGGGGCGCGCTTCGAGCCGCGCCTTGTTGTGGCCGATGAAGTGCATTGCGGAACGTTGCATGGCAGGTGCTCCGGTGCGGCGGATCGCGGAAGCGATCAGGCGGCGATGCGGCGGATCTCGGAAAGGGTGGATTTGAGCGCGGCGTTCTCCTCGGCGAGCTGGCCGGCGACGGAGACCTCCGCGCCTTCGAAGAACTGGCCGATGACGTCGTTCGGGGTGATGCCGAGCGTCTTGCAGATCAGGATGAGCGCCGAGGTGGAGATGCGGTTCTGGCCCTTCTCGTATTTCTGCATCTGCTGGAAGGTGACGCCGATCGCGCTGGCGAGATCGGTCTGCGACAGGCCGTGCGCCTGGCGGAAATGACGGATGCGAGAACCGATCAGGATGTCGGTCTCGGCTGTGGTGTCCTTGAGGGAACCTCTGTTCATCGCGGTCTCCATTATGGCTGGAGGAGAAAGAAAAGGATCAGGTGAAGGGGAAGTGAGACGGCGGCGCCGGCGAGCGCGCCGCGGACCAGCCAGAGAGACAGGGGCTTTGCTCTCGGCTGGTCGCGGCGCGCCGTCTTCGCCATGGCGCTTACGCCGCTTTGGCCATGGCGGTGGCGAGTTCGGTCGCCTGCGTGCCGAACTGCTCGATTTGGCGCGGGCTGAAGCCCTTCAAGATCAAATCATGATCCGTGCAGCCTTCGCCGATTGAGCGCATGGCTTCCGCCATCTCGACGATCGTGTTTCGAGTTTTGATTACGGGGTGGTGCATCGTTCGTCTCCGCGCTTCGATGAAGTGACGCGAACGAATATATACGTATACGCATATCAGGCAAGAGCAAAAATACGTATACGTATACTCCAAACGGGCGGATATTTGCTCGGATGGCGAATGTAACCTAGACGCAGAGCGCCAAATCTGGTTTGAAAACAAGAACCAAGGGAGAACGCAGAGGTGTCGAGCTGCTTATGAATCAGCCCCAGGTGAAGCAATTCGTGATCGTACCGCCGGTAGATATACGTGAAAGTATTCTCATGCGCGGGGAACGCCTCACCGCGTGGCTGCAGAGGACCTTTCCCGCCTACGCATTCCGCCTGGAGCGGCGTTCACCTTTGGACGCTGCTGCCTTTCAGGTGATCCCCATCATGAGCGCCGGCAGAGTCGGCGACGCTATTGTCATGTGCGAGGCACCGGCGCCTGGGCTGGTGAAATCAATCAGGGAGGCTTGCGAGAGCTTCGTCGCGGACATGGGGCAGGGGCTCAGCGCCTAGTACCTGGTCCACTCCTCGCGCGGGATGCGGAACCTATAGGGTGCCGCCCACTCGACTACGACGTCTTCAATGTCAGCCGCGTTCGAACTGGTCAGTGTGAAGAAACCAGGTGCGGAGCCGCGTTTGATTTTCTTGATGAACATCCGCCCGTCTGCCAGACGCACGATGCACATGCGGCCGATCAGATCAGCCGGCGGGCGTCCTTCCTTATGGTAGCCGATCAGGTCGCCGTCTTCGAAGATCGGCATCTGTGATTCGCCTCGAACGATGACGGCGCCCGTTCCCTCAGGGATGGGGAAATCGACCTCGACCTCGTCGAGACCGTGGTGCTCTGCGTCATTAAAGGGCAGCACTTCGGCGCCTGCTCCTATATATCCGAAAATACTCACTCTTTGCGTCCAGCCAGTTTCCCAGCCAGTCTCTGACAGGTCGAACTCGTAATTGTGCTCTTCGGCGAAGGCCTTGAGCTTGGCAATGTGCTCGAACTCTGGTTTGGAACCAGTTTCCCATCGGGACACGGTTGGCTGCGTCGTGCCGAGTGCATCGGCGAACGCGTGTTGTGTCATGCCTGCAAGCGTGCGCAGGCGGCGGATCGCAACCTTCAACTCCATTCGCCAGCGCATATCAAGGCCCCCCTTGAAAAGAAAATACATCAACGCATAACCTCTTGCACTCGCCTATACGTATGCGTATAAATGCGCCATGAGTGCTATCGCGCATATCCGAAAGAACATCTTCGTAGCTAATCAGGATGAGTTCGCGTCCATTGCGGGCGTGACGCAGCCGACCGTCTCACGCTGGGAGCGTGGTGCGGGCGAGACCATGACGCTGGAACAGATGGCCAGGATAAGGGCCGAGGCTGAGGCGCGTGGCATCGTTTGGAACGATCGCTGGTTCTTTGAACCACCTGTTACCGAGGCTGCGCAATGAGCAATTCGAGGTTTCCCCAGCAAGGCTCTGCTTCCCTCCTCCCAAATGGCAGCCTTGCCACCTGGCAGGGACGCGCCAGACCTCGGCGCGTCCCTGCCTTTGTTTTTGCATCTGCGTATCCATGCGGTCCCCCGTGATCTGATGGGCTGAACTTCTCACCTCCGATGTGTTCCCGCCACGGGAAAACCCGGCCGGATTTCCCGGCGCGGGAAAGCCTTTTTCTTTGCCTGGAGTCCGCAATGTCCGATGCTTTCATCTACCGCGTCAAAGCTGCGCAGCGCGACCTGATCGAGCGTTGCGGCGGCATCGAGCGCGCCGTCACGATCACTGGTTTTTCGAAAAGCCAGGTGGGCCGCTGGAACAACCCGAACGACCCGGACCTGATTCCGATCGGCGCCGCACGGGCGCTGGAGCAGGACTGCCGCCAGCCGCTCATCACGGCGGTCATGGCCGAGGCGAACGGCCGGCGCTTGACCGATCCGGAAGCCGAGCGACAGGCCGATGTCAACGTGCTGACGGCGCATGCGGAAGTGATGCGCCTTTCCGGCGAGCTGGCCAATGCCGTCGCCGCGGCGATCTCCGACGGGCAGTTCACGCCGACGGAAGCGACGGCGGTCGACCGCGTCGCCTCGTCGCTCGAAAGGGCGATGTCGGATCTGCGCGCAATGGCGGCGGTGGTGAAATCGCGCGGCGGGGTGACTGCTGGGCTGCGCCTGGTGACGGAATGAGGTTCTCTGCCCCGTCCTTAAGCTCCTCGGTGCCCTCGTCGCTGACGGGGACCCCGACGCTGCCCCGCCAGATCCTCATCGAGCAGGTGCTGCTGCTCTGGCGCGAAGGCCGACGCGACACGCACTCGATCGCCGCCGAGCTGGGGCTCGACGAGCACGATGTCTGCGAAATTATCGAACAATCGGAAGGAAGACGGCCGTGAGGAAGATCGAAATCTCGGGCGCGGACCTGCGCGCCGATGTGGAAGCCGGTTCGGCGCCGATGCTTGAATGGATCGACATCGATCGCCTCGTCGTCGACGACAGCTATCAGCGCGACCTGAAGCGCGATAATTGGCGCGTCATCCGCCGGATCGCCGCCGGCTTCCGCTGGTCGATGTTCTCTCCCGTCTTCGTCGCCCCAGTAGAAGGGGGGGGCATACGCGATAATCGACGGCCAGCACCGCACCCATGCGGCGGCGATGTGCGGCTTCGCCCAGGTGCCTTGCCAGATCGTGCAGATGACGAAGGCCGAACAGGCAGCGGCTTTCGCGGCGGTCAACGGCAAGGTCACCAAGGTCACGTCGTGGCAGATCCTCAAGGCGGCGCTCGCAGCCGGCGAGGGCTGGGCCACGGCGGCGAACACGATCGCGGTCGAGGCCGGCTGCCGCCTGATGACCTTCAATCGGAATTCGACCGAAAAGAAACCCGGCGAAATTTTCGGCATCAAGGGTTTTGTCTCGCTGGTTTCGCAGCGACAGCGCGAACATGTCGTTGCGGCGCTGAAGGTGATGATGTCCGCCGAGGGCTACCGCGACAACAAGGATGCCTGGGAGGCGGGCTGCATGATCCCGATCCTGACGGCGTTGACAGAGCGGCCGGCCGCGCTCGCCCAATCCGGCTTTGTCCGGGCTTTCGAAGAGTTCGATTTCTGGGATCTCGCCGATCGGGATGCGCAGGAGCGGCGCGCAAAGCGTCGGCAGGGGATCGCGCATCCTCCGAAGGCAGAGACGCTCAGGGCCGGTGTACTTGCATGGATCGACAAGGCTTTCCCGCAGCGGATCGCCCTGCCGGGGCGGAGTGACTCGGCATGAGCGGATACGATCCTTACAGCCCTCGCAATCCGGCAAGCGACAAGTCGATCGGCGAGACGACGGTGCAAATCACGCTTCCGGACGGAACGACCACGCCGCCGGCGACGCTCGACGAGCTGCGCGAGGCGGTTGGCCAAGTGAAGCGCCCAAGCGGCAGCTCCGGGCGATCGACGAATGTGGCGGGCGACCAGCTTCGCGCCTTCATCGAGCGCATCGAGAACCTGGAAGAGGACAAGAAGGCGATCGCCGATGACATCAAGGATGTCTATGGCGAGGCGAAGTCGATGGGTTTCGACAGCAAGGCGCTGCGCGCCATCGTCCGCATCCGCAAGAAAGATTTTAGCGAATACGAGAATTCGCAGGCTGTGCTCGACACCTATCTCGCCGCCCTCGGCATGATCCCGGGAGGCTTCGATGAGTGACGACGGCTGGAAGTCGGAATTCGAGGTCAAGACCGGCAGCAACGATCTGGCAGTGGCGCTACGTGTCGACCAGGTGCATGTCGGTTACCGGTTGCGCGAGGTCGATCCGGAGAAGGTCACGGCAATCAAGGCCTCGATCGCGGAAATAGGGCTGCGCACGCCGATTTCGGTCGTCGGATCGCGCAAGGCGGCGGACGATGATTCCCTGACAGTCACGCTCTCCGCCGGCGCGCACCGGCTCGAGGCGATGAAGCAGCTCGGCCGCGAATACATCGCCGCGATCATCCGGCAGGAGGATGATCTCGACGCCGAGCTTTGGGAGATCGACGAGAACCTTTGCCGCGCCGAGCTGACGCCGGCGGACCGGGCGCTGTTCGTGTTTCGCAGGAAGGAAATCTACCTGCTGAAGCATCCGGAAACGGGGCATGGCGGAGAGCGGACAAGTCGCCAAGTTGGCGATTTGAAAGCCGACGAGCCGAAGCGTTTTACAGCGGCGACGGCCGAGGCGACGGGGCAATCCGAGCGCGCCATCCAGCGCGACGCGGAGCGCGGCGAGAAGATCTCGGAGAAGGCGCTGCGCATGCTGCGCGGCACGCGCCATGACAAGGGCGTCGTGCTGGATCGGCTGAAATCGCTGCGGGACGAAGAGCAGGAAGTCTATGTGCGCGCGCTGTTCGAGGCCGACAAGGCCAAGGAAGCGGAAGCGCATGAAATCCGCTCGGACAAGATGGCCACGAAGCGGGCGGTCCGGATCGGCATCATCAACGCGATCGCCGATCACGGCAAGCGCGCCGCCGGCGAGATGCCGCGCGCGGCCTATGCCGTGGGCTATGCCGATCCGCCATGGGAGCAGGAGGCCTGGAGCGACGAGACGGGGCAGGATAAGGGCCTGATGTATCCGCCCATGCCGCTCGACGAGATCAAGGCCCTCTGCGCCGGCGAGAATAGTCCGTTCACACGCGACGCCATCCTTTTCCTGTGGGTGCCGACGAACCGTCTCGACGACGGGATCTCGGTGCTCAAGGCCTGGGGCTTCGAGTTCGTCACCGCCATCACCTGGGACAAGGTGAATATCGGCATGGGCCGCTGGGTGCGGGACCGGACCGAGCATCTGCTGATCGGCAAGCGTGGCGATTTCCCCGGCCTCATCATGGGCACCCAACCGGAAAGCCTCTACTCCGAGGCCAAGAGCGGGCATAGCCGCAAGCCGGTGTGGTTCGCCGAGCAGATCGACCGGCTGTTTCCGGAGATGCGGAAGCTTGAGCTTTTCCAGCGGAAGGAAACCCTTGCGGAAGGGGATATCCGGCTCAACGGGCTTTGGGATTTCTGGGGGTTTGAGGCGGGGGAGGGTGAGGCAGAGCCATCGGCGGGCGATCCCGCAAACGACGCTCTCGCAGATGCCCTTGTCGCGACAGGCCTCGCACCGAGCAAGTACATTCTGCATCTCAATCGCGGCCTAACGAATCCTGCGGCCTTGGATCTGCCTTCCAGGCTGTTTCGCTTTCCCGTCGAGTTTATGGATGCCGAGCGAGGCGGTGGCGAAAGCCGCCTTTTGCTGCGTCATCCCCTGGTGTGGCAAGTGCTCCAGGTCACGGATTTTCTTGCCGACATTGAGCAGAAAATCGGCGTCCGACCTGTATGGGAGCCGCTCGACGAGTTCGGTCGCGACTTCGGCGAGAAATGGCGCTGGTATCACGCCGTCGACCTTTGCAACGACAAGCATTGGCAGGGGCTGCTCAAGACGGCTCGGTTCACCGATCGCGAGAAGATCTTTAGCGCCGTCAAACTCGGCCTCGAAGGCAAGAGTCTGTCACTCAAGAACGCCCGATCAGTCATGGCCGAGCTCGAAAGCGTCGAGCCGGAGATAGCTGCAAGCGCTGAGATCATGCTCGGCAAGGCGCTGATGCCCTACCAGCATGACAAGGGCAAGCTGATCTCGCCGAACATCTCAGATCGCAACGAGACAGGCGCCTGGCTCGTCATCCACGGCCTTGAAGACGGCTTCTTCAACTACGTCGGAAATCACCTGTCGGTAACGCCGGACGGCATGGCTCGCCGCAAGGCAGCCATCATTCCTGCCGGCGTCGAGCCGGCGCTTCCCTTCGAAATGGAGAGCAGCGATGAAGCTTGAAACGACTGCGCGTATCCTGAAGTCCGCCCTCAAAAGCGTTGGGCGAGCGACGCGCCGGCGCTCGTCGATTCCCATCCTCGGGACGGTGCTCTTCGACGGCAATACGGTGACCGCCTGCGATCTCGACATGGAGATCTCGGTGACGTTGCCCGCCAGCACTGCGGCCGGCTCGGCGTGCATCGCCTACAAGTCGCTGCTCAATCTCGTCTCGCATCTGCCCGGCGACGAGGCCGTGCGGATCGAGGCGGGGGAGAAGGGCGCTACCGTGATCTTTTCGACGGGCCGATATGATCTGCCGGTGGTGCCCGTCTCCGACTTCCCATCGATCGGGATGCCTGACGGCATGGTGCCGATCGAGGTCGACGGCGATGGGCTGAAGAGGGCGCTGCGGTTCGTGGCGCCGTTCATGTCGACAGAAGAGACGCGCTACTACCTCAACGGCGTATGCATCGACCGCGACGTTGCCGTCGCGACTGACGGACACCGGATGGGTGTCCACCCACTCGGCTTCGACGGGGGGGCGTCCGACAAGTGGATCATCCCGAAGAACGTCGTTTCCGCGCTGCTCTCAATGCCATCGCCCAAGGGCGTTTCGGTCAGCACGGAAAAGGTGCGCGCCGAGTTCCGGATGGATGGCGCGCGCATCCGCACGAAACTGATCGACGGGACATATCCCGACTGGCGGCGCGTGGTGCCCACCATGTCGCATAATGCCGCGCACGCCACGCTGGACAGGGCGAGCCTCCTGCGGATCGCAGCGCGCATGACGGCGCTCGGGCCATCAAACGGACTGTCGCTCGCCTGGAGCGCGGCGCGGCTCGCCGTCGCGGCTAGGGTCTGGGGCAATGACGGGACAGCGCGGGAAACAATACCCGTGCTATCGCCGTCCACCAGCGGCGCTACCACGTTCAACGGCCGCTATCTCAACGCCGTGCTGCAGGTCCTGCGATCGGAGGTCGTCACTTTCTGGTGCGAGGACGATAAATCTCCGTCGGTCTGGCGTGGGGATGGCGAAGGCTACGTGCTGCTGATGTCGATGCGGGAGGCTGCGGCCGAGATCGCCTCGACGCTGCTTTCTCATCTAAGTGCCGGCAAACGGCTAGACGAGGCGGCATGACGACGCTGCTCCCGATCATCGAAGAGCTGGCAGACGCGACGGACCATGCGGCGCGGGCGCGGTGGCTGCTCGCAACGCCGCTGGCGGTTCTGATCCGCGACCAGGTGACAATCGGCCGGCTGCTTTCCGCGGCCGGATTTCATGAAGGCCTTGCCTATCTCGCAGCCGAGATCGCGGCGCTCTCGGCAGTGCGCGGGCCTGATGGGCTGGCGGCATTCACGGTTCGAATGGTGCGGGAACATGCCTGCATCGGAATGCAGGTCATTGCGCGCGGGCGCGCGCTGGAGGGGGCACATGCCGCAGCTGGAGCACGCTGAAAAGAGGCAGCGATCGCGCTCGGCCGCCATGAGCGGCCAGCTAGACGAGCGTCAGGCACTCGCTGCCGTGATCCTCTGGAAATCCGGACACTTCGACACGTTTGACATCGCCGCCGTTCTCGACTGCGGCGAAGACGCTGTTTGCCGGACGCTGCAAGCCGCGCGGCATTTGGAAAGGGGGCGGGGATGAGCAACGCACGCTTCTCAATCATTCCCGGCTGGGTGGTCGCCGATTCGAGGCTGAAGGGGCGCGACCTGCAGGTGCTTTGCGTGCTCGGCCAGCATACCAACCGCAAGCATGGCTGGTGCCGGCGCAGCCAGGTGAAGATGGCGGCCGAAATGGGCTGTGCGCGTTCGACTGTGCAGGCCTCGCTCGACCGGCTGGTGAAGATCGGCGCCGTCGAGCGGCGCGAAGTGGTCAGCGACAGCGGGCGGGACAGTGCGCACTGGTATCGAGTCATCTACGACCGCGTGACGCCGGAAGAGGCTTTTCGCGAGTGGGACCGCGACGACGAGCTCGCCGACGAGGATTTTGCGGTCGAAGACGACGCCGACACCCCTGCCGACCAGTCGGCACCCCCTGCCGGTATATCGGCACCCCCTGCCGGTCCAGAGTCGGCACCCCCTGCCGGTCCTGGATCGGCACCTATTAACGACTCTTGTTTAACTCCTCCTGCTGAACGAACAGAGAGAGGGCGCGGGCGCGATGATGGGGAATGGGATGATCCATCGAAGTTCGTCCGGCGGGTCAAGGCGCTCGAACTAGGCACGGCGAGCAATCCGTGGCCGGGTGCGATCGGCTCCTCGACGACATGGGCGGTGACGCAGTTCGAGAAGCTGACGGCTGAGGAGCGGCGGCTGGCTGAGGAGCGGCGAGACGCCTATCTCGCCGAATGCAAGGCGCAGAAGGTGAAGCCTGTAGCGCTCGGCATCTACCTGAAGGACCGGAAGTTCCTGCATGTCTCGCCCGTGGCCGCGAAGTCGCAGGCAGCGAGTGCGAAGATCCCGGTTGCTCCGTTCGGGCCTGTATGGGCGGGAATGCGGGCGCTGGCGCTGCTCGACGGGCCGGAGCCTGTCGAGGTGCCTCTCGATGTGCGTGATCGCATCAAGCAGATGTTCGAAACGCTGCGTCGGACAAGCGAGGTGAGAGCGCTCGCCTATCTGCACGGCAAGGGCATTGAGCTGGCTGGAGATGGCCGGCTGCTCTTCCCGCATGACTTCGACCGGGCCGAGCAGCGCCGGCGCGTCTCGGAGAGCGGTTATCCGCGGGCAAACGACCTCAACAAGCAGGCGAAGGAACGCGAGCGCGGCGTGGCGGAAGCGCGATTCGAGGCGCTGGCCGATCTCTGCGAGCCCGTGCCTGTCGGCTCCGATCTCTTCGAGAGATGGCGGACGCATCACGAGGCGGCCGGCTGGCCGTTCGTTCCCGATCCCGGACAGATGCCCGTCGTCTACTTCCCGAAGGGCGGACCGGAAGGACTGCAGCAATTCGACATCGCCGCACGCGCGGCACTGAGACAGGAGCGGAGCAATGATGATGCAGCATAAGGGGATGACAGGTGCTCCGATAGCAACCGGCGCCAGGGACGGTTTCAGGGACCGGATGCGGCGAATCACTGAGGCAAGCTTGAGGGCCGCATCCATGAAAGTGACCGAAATGAACCCGGAAATGGCGCGTTGGTATTGCCTGCAGGTGAAGCGGGGAAAAGAATTCGATGTGGAAAACGCGCTGCAGCAGGCGAGCGTCGAGGCGTTCATGCCGCGGGAGCGCGTCGTTTTCGTGCGCAAGGGACGGAAGATGGAAAGCGAAGTACCGTTCTTTCCGAGCTATCTGCTGGTGCGCCTGGTGCCTTCGGCTGAGGCCTTTCTCGGCCTTCGTGGCCAGAAAGATGTGATCGACATCGTCGGCGGCGGATCTGGATATCACATCATCAAGGATCGGGATGTCGATGTTTTTAAAAGAATATCCTTGAATGAGGATGCGCCGCGCATCGCGACCGACAAGACATTCCAGCAGGGCGACAGGGCCGATATCGAGCATGGCCCCTTCGCCGGCTTCATGTGCATCGTGACCGCTGTGAAGTGGTGCAGGCAGGCGAGGGCGAGCGTGCGGATCGACGTGATGGGCAAGCCCTTCGACATCGACAGCATGCCTCTTGCGTTTCTGAAAAAGCTGTGAGAGTCATCTTGTCAACGGACGAACCGGATGACGTAACCCTCCGATCCCCTCGCTAGCATGGCGAGGGCAGAGCGGGCCAAAGGCCCCAGGGAACCACGCTCCGGTCCCATGCCCCGACAGCCTCGAAGCGAGGCACCGACTCAGGGCAAGTGCTACAGCTATGAGCAGACGACAGGCGGCCGAGAGGTCGCCTTTTTCGTTTCAAGGGTATGAGGCGCGCGAAGCAGTTCAAGCCAGCTGGCGCACCGACGAGGCAAGAGCAGAAGCGGCAGGCCGACAAGTGGCGAGGCAGCGCCAGCGAGCGTGGCTACAATCACCGCTGGTCGAAGGCGAGGGGCACGTTTCTCAAACGCAATCCCCTTTGCATCGGATGCCTGTCGCTGGGCAGGGTTGAGCCTGCAACAGTGGTCGACCACGTCGATCCGCATCACGGCGATCCGGAGAAGTTCTGGGATAGCACCATGTGGCAGGCCTCATGCAAGTGGCACCATGACAGCGTGAAGCAGAGGCTTGAGCAGCTCTATGCATCAGGCTCGCTACAGCTGCAGGACCTCTGGCTGAACAGCGCCGTTGCCGTCCGCATTGCCAAGGGTATGCGATGCGATGAGGTCTGATGGGGAGGGGGGAGGCCAAAAGTCTGGCCAGCCCCCCTTCCTGACCGGCGGCCTAACAGCAAAAAAAGTGGCGCGGTATTTTTGACGATAACTTTTTTTTCGGGACCGGACGGGGCGGTCGACCGACGAGCGGATGACTGATCGACCATGGGACGGCGCAAGGATGACCCGCTGCTGCAGGCTGCGAAGGGCTTTCCCGGACGGCGTAAGGGCAAGGTCGAAGCGGAAATCGAGGCGGCGGCCGAAGCGGCTGCCGCGTTGCCGGCGACGGCCGCCGATCCGTTCCCGATTCCGGATGTGTTCGTGAAGGCCCCGGTCTACTGGGGCGAGGCGATCAAGGTCTGGAAGGAACAGTCGGAGGTGCTTCGGTCGGCCGGTCGCCGGCGACCAGGCTACCGGCGGGCGCTGACCCGCTACTGCATGTGGACCCAGTTCTACATTTCGGCGGCCGAGCAGCTGCGGCGCGACCTGCCGAAGGGTGGCGCCTCGATCAAGGTCAAGAAGGGCGACGGCGAGACGGTGATCCGCACGCATCCGAACATCGAGTTCATGGCGAAGGCCGAAACGGCGCTCCGGCTGCTCGATGCCGAGTTCGGCTTCACGCCAGTGCGGGATCAGGACCTGGTGCGGGTCGAGTCCTTCAACGCCAGTCAGGGCAAGCTTCCGCTCGGCGGTTCGCATCCGGCCTCACCGGCCGGCCGCCAGGCTCCGATGAACGATCCTATGGACCTCATGAACGGAAGCGACAGCCAGCCGCCGGGTACGCGGCCGAACTAAGGAGCCGACATGGCCGCGCCTTATCCGCTGGCCGTGCCCTATCCCGACTGGCTGGCCGAAGTCGCAGACGATCCGACGTACGCCTGGGCGATATCGGGGTGGGATCGCGCAGCGGCGGTGCCGGGGGCATGGTTCGATCATGCCAAGGCCGACAGGATCGTCGAGCGCTGGCCGGAAATCTTCCGGCTGACGAACGACCGGTTCAAGGGCGTAGCCTTCCGGCTGGTGAAGTGGCAGGCGATCACGGTCCGGCTGCTGGTCGGCTGGAAAAAGCCGATCGAGGTGATCGACCCGGCGACGCACAAGCCGAGCGTCGAGCATGTTCGCGTCTTTCGCCGGCTCGATCTCTGGATTCCCCGCAAGAACGGGAAATCGGAGTTCCTGGCGGCACTCGCGGTCCTGTTCTTCGTGCTGGAGAAGGTGCACGGCGCCGAGGCCTACGTCTTCGGGCGCAACGAGGATCAGGGTCGCGTCCCGTTCGGGAAGATGCAGGACATCATCCGTGAGGCCGAAGGGCTGATGGAGGATGTGCAGGGCAACGAACGGATTTCGTTGCACGACAAGAGCATCTTCCTGCGCGAGACGACGTCGCTCTGCCAGCTGCTGACGGGCGCGCCGGACGGAAAGCATGGTCGCTCGCCGACGGTCATCGTCGGCGACGAGATCCACGAATGGAAGACGCGGGAGCTTGCCGATACTCTCCGGCAGGGCACCGGCGCCAGGCTGCAGCCGATCGAACTCTATGCTTCGACGGCGGGCCGCAAGCAGAACCGGACCGGCTTCGAGTGGTTCGAAGAGTCGATCGCCATCATGCGCGACGACATCGACGATCCGACAACGCTGGTCGTCTACTTCGGGATCGACGAGGAAGACGACTGGACGGATGAGGCGACCTGGCGGAAGGCAAATCCGAGCCTCGGCCTGACGCCGACGCTCGATTACCTCCGCACCGAGTTCAAGAAGGCCAAGGGGCGGCCGGCGCAGGAAGCGATCTTCCAGTGCTACCACCTCAACCGTTGGGTCGATCAGCTCTCCGGCTGGATACCGCGACCGAAATGGGCGGCCTGCACGGCTGATCCGGCGTCATGGAAGGTGCTGTGGACGCAGCACAAGGGTCGAAAGGCCTATCTCGCCTGTGACGTGTCATCGACGCGAGACATCACTGCTCTCATCGTCGTCATTCCGCCGGATGCCGAGCACGACAAGTGGGTGATCATCCCGCTGTTCTGGGTACCGGAAGACACGCTCGACGAGCGCGCCGAGCAGGATCGCCGGGTCGACTGGAAGAAATGGGTGCGCGAGGCGGCGCTTCGCACCACGCCGGGCGACTCGGTCGACCAGACCTTCGTCCAGGAGGCGATCAAGGATGCCTGCGCGCAGTTCGACGTGCAGGCCTTCGGCTTCGACCCGTGGAATGCTCGCAAGCTCGCCGGCGACCTGCAGCATGACGGCATGGACGCCGAGCTGCAGGTGGAAATGCGGCAGGGACATCAGACGCTATCGGGGCCGACGAAGGAATTCGAGCGGCTCGTCTTCGCCGGCAAGGTCGAGCACGGCGGCCATCCGGTGCTTGCCTGGATGGCCGGTCACTGCACGGTGCGCTTCGACGTGAACCTGAATTACGTGCCCGACAAGAAGAACTCGCTCGACAAGATCGACGGCATGGTGGCGGCGGTTATGGGCATCGGCTTGGCGATGAGTGTGGAAGATACCAGCTCGGTTTACGGCGAGCGCGGTCTACTGGTTGTTTAGGAGCCGCCCGTGGCATTTTGGTCAAGACTGCTTGGAAGGGCTTCCGTCCCGGTTACACAGCCGCAGGCTGCTTATCAGGACAAGGGCGGCGGCGTTGTCATTTCGACATCGCAGCAGCTCGAAGAGGCGATCCGGGGCGGCGGCATGACCGCTTCTGGCGTAGCCGTGACCCCCGATCGGGCAATGCGTGTTGCCGCCGTTTACGCTTGCGTTCGTATCCGCTCGGGTGTCGTCGCCAACATGCCGTTGCACATCAAACGCAGGGTCGACGAGCGGACTCGCGAAGATGCCTCGGATGAGCCGTTGTGGAAGATCTTCCGCCGGCGGCCGAATCGCTGGCAGACGCCGGCGCAGTTCAAGCGAATGATGCAGGCGCATCTGCTGCTGCGCGGCAATGCCTATGCAATGGTCGTCTCGTCCCGCGGTAGTGTGCTGGAGCTGATCCCGCTGCACCCGGATCGCGTAAAGTGCTCGCAGAACGACGACCTTTCGCTGAGCTACGTCTACACGCGGAAGAACGGCCGGCCGGTTTCGCTCACGCAGAATGAGGTATTCCACCTGGTCGGCCTCACGCTCGACGGTGTGCACGGCGTTTCTGTCATTGCGTATGCGCGCGAGACCATCGGCCTCTCGATGTCGATGGAGAACCATGGCGCCTCCGTCTTCAAGAACGGGGCGCGCGCGAGCGTCGTGCTGAAGCATCCGGGCAAGCTCGGCAAGGACGGTCTGGAATTCCTGCGCGCCAGCCTCGACGACTACCGTGCCGGCGGAGAGAGCGAGGGCAAGGCTCTCATCCTCGAGGAAGGCATGGAGACAGCAGCGCTTTCCATGACCGCCGAGGACGCGCAGTGGATCGAAAGCAGGAAATTCTCGCGCACCGACATCGCGATGTTCTTCGGCGTGCCGCCGCACATGATCGGCGACACCGAGAAGTCCTCCTCCTGGGGCACTGGCATCGAAGTGCAGACGCAGGGCTTCGTCACCTTCAGCGCCGAGGACGATCTGACGACCTGGGAGGAGACGATCAACCGCGATCTGATCCCGGAGGAAAGCGACCTTTACGCGAAATTCAACCGAGCTGCCCTGGTGCGGGGCGACATCAAGGCGCGCTGGGACGCACATGTGAAAGCGCTGCAATGGGGCGTTTCGAGCCCGAACGAGATTCGGGCGCTCGAGGACATGAACCCGCGCGAGGGCGGCGATGTCTATTACCCGCCGCCGAACACTGCCGGCGGCAAGGAAGATCGAGGAGGTGGCGATGAGCGAAGTAAGACCCCCGAAGATCGTTAGCCCCGTTTCGCGTCCCACCGGTACTCTCAAGGGTGGGCCAATAGTCACACGGCCAATTGGAGGTGCGAGCAAATGAGCTTGCGACAGCTGCCTGAGGCAAAGACATTCCAGCGTCCGCAGAATTTCCAGTGGGACGCGCCGTCGGACGTGCTGGCCAAGTGGGCAGAGGTGCCGATGGCCGCCGCGGATGACGCGGAAAACACGATCACCATGTTCGACGTGATCGGCGAGGACTTCTGGACCGGCGGTGGCGTGACGGCCAAGCGGATCTCGGCGGCGCTGCGCTCGATCGGCAACAAGGACGTGACGGTGAAGATTAACTCGCCCGGCGGCGACATGTTCGAAGGGATTGCGATCTACAACCTCCTCCGCAGCCATCCGGCGAAGGTGACTGTCGAGGTGCTTGGTTGGGCGGCGTCCGCTGCCTCGATCATCGCCATGGCCGGCGACGAGATCCGCATGGGCATCGGCACCTTCATGATGGTGCACAATGCCTGGGGCGTGGTGGTCGGCAACCGCCATGACATGCGCGAAGCTGCTTCGCTGTTCGATGGTTTCGACAGTGCGATCGCCGATATCTATGAGGCGCGCACCGGCATGAAGCGGAAGGACATCGAAAAGCTGATGGACGCGGAAACCTTCATGGGTCCGTCCGAGGCTGTCGAAAAGAAGTTCGCCGATGTGGTCGACGATGGCATCCAGGCGCCGGCCGCAGGCGACGCGAAGAACATGGACCGTGGGCTGATGGCCCGCCGCCAGACCGAGGCCGCGCTCGCTCGCGCGGGCTTCTCCAGAGACAAGCGCTCCGAGCTTCTTTCCGAACTCGGCGCTGCAGCGGCCCCGCGTGATGCAAGCCGCAAACCCGCCGCGCGTGATGCAGGCATAGACCTGGCTGCCGTCCGGCAGCTGATCGAAACGATCCGAACCTGAGGACACTCACATGAAAATTGGAACTCTCGTGGCGGCACTCAGTGTCGCAGCGATCGCCTGTGCCGTCATCGCATTTGCCGCTGTCGGCCCGGTCGATCTTCATGCATGGCTCCCGGCCTCCGATGCTGCTGTCGGAACCTCACTCGCCATGACCATGATGCCCGGCTTCAACCACCGCGCGCGCGGCCTGGTCGGTGTGAGCGCCGATGGCGCCAACGCCACCGCTATTCTTGCCGAGCTGAAGCAGACTTTCGAAGCCTTCAAGGCCGAGCGCGAAGCCGAAATCAAGGGCATCAATGCCAAGTTCGCCGACGTCGTGCAGACGGAGAAGGTCGACCGCATCAATGCGGAAGTCACCAAACTCCAGAAGGCGCTCGACGATGTGAACTCGGCGATGGCCGCGATCAGGATCGGCGGCGGCGCCGGTGATGCTCCCGATCCAGCGAAGGCTGAGCATGCAACGGCCTTCAACAAGTGGTTCCGGAAGGGCGACCGCGCGATTGACGCGGACCTCCGAGACCTCGAGGTGAAGGCCTCGCTCTCGACGCTCTCCGATCCGGACGGCGGTTATGTGGTTCCGGAGGAGATGTCGACTACGATCGACCGTGTCGTCGGCACGGTTTCGGCGATGCGCAGCATTGCGACGGCGATGACCATCTCCACCGACACCTACAAGAAGCTCGTCAATATGGGCGGCGCGGGTTCCGGCTGGGTTGGCGAAAAGGAAGCGCGGCCAGAGACCGCCACTCCGACGCTGCGCGAGCTCGTCTTCAACACGGCCGAGATCTATGCGAACCCGGCCGCGACGCAGACTTTGCTGGATGACGCCCGTGTCGATATCGCTGCCTGGCTTGCTGAAGAGGTGGCGACGACGTTCGCGGAGCAGGAAGGCGCGGCCTACATCAGTGGCAACGGGGTGAACAAGCCGCGTGGCATCCTTGCCTATGACACGGTCGCGAATGCCTCCTATGCCTGGGGCAAGCTCGGCTTCATCGCTACGGGTGCGGCTGCGGCATTCGCCAGCACTGACCCGGCCGACGCTCTGATCTCTCTGTTCTACAGTCTGAAGCAGGGCTACCGGAACGGTGCATCCTGGCTGACGTCGGATGCGGTAATGGAGACCATCCGCAAGTTCAAGGACGGCCAGGGCAACTACCTCTGGGCGCCGCCCTCCGGCCCGGCAAACGTTGCCACGATCCTCGGCAAGCCGGTCGCGACCGACGATAACATGCCGGCGCTCGGCGCCAACGCCTTCCCGGTTGCCTTCGGGAACTTCTCTCGCGGCTACCTGATCATCGATCGGTTCGGCATCCGCGTGCTGCGCGATCCGTACACCAACAAGCCATACGTGCACTTCTACACCACGAAGCGCGTCGGCGGCGGTGTGCAGAACTTCGAGGCGATCAAGCTCCTCAAGTGCTCGACCTGACGGGCTGACGTTGCCGTGACGGCGGCCATTGTCGCCGCCGTCATCTCACCTCCAATTCTTCGAAGAAGGATCGATCGAGATGAAGGACATTCACTCGGACATGACGGTGGTCTCGGCCATCGGCGCCGCCGTTCTTGCGGCGGACAATACCCCGGCCGCCATTGACCTGCGCGGCTACAATGCAGCCGAAATCGTGCTCGCCATCGGCGTCGGCGGCATCACCTTCGATGCGACGAACAAGATCGAGTTCAAGGTCACGCATTCGGACGATGACTCGATCTATGCAGCCGTCGAGGCAAAGGACGTGCTCGGCGTCGCTTCCGTCGGCTCCGGCGGCATCGTCAAGTCGCTTACGGCGGCCCACGCTGCAGCAGCCGCCTATCGCTTCGGTTATGTCGGCGGCAAGCGGTATCTGAAGATCCTGGCCGACTTCTCCGGCACCCATGGTACCGGCACGCCGATCGCCGCCATGGTGATCAAGGGCTACGGCTATAACCAGCCGGAAGCCAATCAGGCCTGACCGGACCATCTGACTGAGGGCGGTATGGCCGCCCTCTACTTCCTTTCAACGGAGATCCGAGACAATGAAAGCGAAAGTGGTGAAGGCCTTTCCGGGTCGGCCCGATCATGAGGCGATGACGCGGACCATCGAAGTCGGCGAGGAAATCGAGGGCGAACTGGCCGCCGTCGCCGTCCGCGAAAAGTGGGCTGAGCCGATCGAGACCGACGAAGCCATCGGCAATGACGCCGACGGCGTAGTGCTCGACAAGATGAAGGTCGACGAGCTGAAGGCGCATGCTACGTCTCTGGGTGTCGATCTCGGCGCGGCGAAAACGAAGGCGCAGATCATCGCCTTGATCGTGGCATCCACTGCGAAGGCCGACTAAACCATGCTCCGCCCCATTCGCACTTTGCCGGCTGCGGTCAAGCCTGTTTCCCTGGAAGAGGCGCGCGCTCATTTGAGGGTCGATGTCGATGATGAGGATACCCTCATCACGGCATTGATCGACGCGGCGATATCCTACCTTGACGGCTGGTCGGGCGTGTTGGGGCGGTGCCTGGTCAACCAGGTCTGGAAACAGAGCCTTTCAGATTGGCCGGCCTGCAGGTTCATTCGGTTGCCGTTCCCGGACGTGTCCGCCGCGACGGTCAAATACTTCGACGCGGCCAATGCGGAACAGACCGTCTCTGCATCTCTCTTCGAGCGGCTCGAGGATGAGCGCGGGACGATCATCTGGTTTGGCGACGAATTCACCTATCCGACCGTCTTTGATGACCGCCGCGACGGAGTGCTGGTCGAATTCACGGCAGGCTATGGGGCGTCGGCCACCGACGTGCCGGCCGCTTTGAGGCATGCGATGCTGCTGATTATCGGGCATTGGTATGAGAACCGCGAGAGCGTCGTAATTGGGAACGCTCCAGCAGCTCTTCCGATGGCTTTCGATGCGCTGATCGCGCCGTTCCGCAGGGTGGGGATCTGATGCCTGCAATCGGCAAACTCGATCGGCGGATCACCATTGAGAGGGCGACGACGGTCGTTGATGAATTCAACGAGCCGATCGAGAGCTGGGCAGCTTTCATTACCGTTTGGGCGCAGCGGAAAGACAGCTCCGACCTGGTCAGGAAAGAAGTCCTTGGTGCCGAGCAAGTCGGATCGTTCCTGCTCAGTCACTTCGTTGTCAGGTACTCCAGTCAGGCAAAGACCATCACGCCTGTCGACCGCATCAATTATGACGGTCACATCTGGAATATCAAAAGCACGAAAGAGACTGCGGAGGGCAGGGGCCGCTTCATCGAGATCTCTGCTGTTCGGGAGAACAACTAATGGCTCGACTCACCAGCAACCTGTCTGTCGAAACGGACGTGATGAGTGATGCTTTAGCCGAACTTCAGGAGGTTCACTCGCGTCTTGCCAAGCGGCACGGTGACAGCTTTCGGAAGCTGGATCGAGCGATCGAGCAGCTACTCGAAACCTCGGAGGACATCGTCGAAGTACACTGGCTTGGGGATGGGAAGGTTCTTGTCTCGCCGACGGGTCGTTTTACCGAGATACTTCGTGAGGCACGCCGCTTGGGGGTGGTTAACTGATGGCGCGCGGGGTGACGGTTAAGGTCGAAGGCCTTCAGGATCTTGAGAGGGCGCTGAAGGAGTTGCCTCAGGCGAATGCCAAGGCTGTTCTCCGGCGGACCTTGAAGGAAGCGGGGGAGCCGATTGCCAAGACGGCGCGATCGTTGGCGCCGAAGCACGACATGTATCTTTCCGAGAGCGTCGACGTCAGCACGAAACTGTCTCGCAGGCAGCGGGGGCTGCACAAGAAAGCGTCACCGGTCGAAATGTTCATCGGACCTGGTCCTGATCCTGCCGCGCATCTGCAGGAATTCGGGAGCGGTCCCGGTCATCATGCGCAGCCATTCATGCGGCCGGCGTGGGATCAGAACAAGGAAAAGGCGCTCGACACGATCGCGAACCTCACATGGGTCGAGATCGAGAAGGCCGCCAAGCGCCTGGCGAAGAAGGCCGCAAAGGGCAAATAGCTGATGGAAGAAGCTCTGGTGAGCCTGTTGCTGAGCGCGGCGGGCGTGACTTCGCTTGTCGGTACGCGGATCAACTGGTTGCGCAAGCCCCAGAGCGACGACGGCGTGCCCTACATCGTTCTGCAGCGTATCGACGGCGATCGCGACTACCATATGCGCGGACCGTCCGGCTACGTCACGAGCCGGGTTCAGGCCGACGTCTACGGCATCACCTATGGCTCCAGCAAGAAGACCGCCCGCGCCCTGGTCGCGCTTCTGTCCGGTTATCGAGGCGGGATCTTCCAAGGCATTTTCATCGATTCGGAACGTGATCTCCCGGCGGCGGACCCGGGGGAAGTGACGAACCTTTTCCGTACGTCCGTCGACCTGATCATTCATCACGCAAACTAGGAGAGTGAAATGGCTGAAACCCTGGCCTCAATCGGCTATGGCTCATTTTTCCACGTCAGCCAGGATAATGGCGCGACGTGGATCGAGCTCGCTGAAGTGTTCGATATTACACCGCCGAGCGACACGGTCGATGTGGTCGATGCGACGCACATGCAGTCGCCGGACAGGACGCGCGAATTCATTACCGGGCTTTCCGATCCTGGCGAAGCATCCTTCGAAATGAACTTCGTGCCGGGCTCCGCGTCCGATACAAAGATCCGCGAGATCCGGGCAGCCGGGGCGCGTGTGAAATGCCGCATCACCTTCCCGAATGCGGTGGCCTGGACGTTCTCCGGCCTCATGACCGGCTATGAGCCGGCCGTGCCGACCGACGATAAGATGACGGCCACGGTAACCTGGAAGGTCACCGGCTCCTATGTCTCCACCCCGGCAGCTGCCCCGACCAATTCGGTTCTTCCCGCGATCAGCGGTGTCGCCCAGGTGGGGCAGGTTCTCACGGCGTATCCCGGCGTTTGGACGGCCGCGCCGACTTTCACCTACCAGTGGAAGAAGGGCGGCGTGAACATCGCCGGCGCGACCGATCCGACCTATACGCCCGTCGTCGGGGACGTGGGTTCCGCGATCACCGTCGCGGTCACCGGCACGAACAGCGCCGGCTCGGCAACTGCTACCAGTGCCGCAACCCCCAACGTCATCGCAGCGTAAGGGACGAAAATGGCAAACCCAAACAGAGGTTCGGTCGCCCTTCAGGTGGGCGATCGAGCCTACACGCTCTCCTTTTCGATCAACGCGCTCTGCGAGCTGGAAGATCTACTCGACAAGCCGGTGGCCGCGATCGTCGAGGCCATCCAGAAGCCGACCGAACTTCGAATGAGTTCGGTGCGGGCGATCATCTGGGCCGGACTGCAGGACCATCACGAAGGCCTGTCGGTCAAAGAGGCCGGCCAGATTGCTTCGGAGGCCGGCACACAGGCCGCGCTTGCCAAGGTTGGTGAGGCCTTCCGCCTCGCATTCCCGCAGCCGACGCAAGGCGGCGCCAAGGCAAACCCTCGGAAAGCGAAGGGCTAGACCCGCTCGGTCTGCTGAAGTCCTGGGTTGAGGCGGGACAGGACCCTTCGCTTTTCTGGCGGCTCACACTGCGCGAGATCCGCGTCGTCCTCGATGGCGTGGCAATCAGATTGAGGCGCGAACACAACGACAGGGCCTGGCTGGCGTGGCACATCGAAGCGCTGGCCAGGCAAAAGAAAATGCCAAGATTGAAAGAATTGACGCGCACCTCGGCGGGGAAGCCGAAGCGTCGTCAGACGGTCGAGGAACAGATCGCCATTGCCCAGGCATGGACAGCGGCGCTGATGAGGAAGTGACATGGCTTCAGCCACAATAGGATCGCTTCGGGTCGTTCTCGGCATCGACAGTGCGATGTTCGACAAGGGCCTCGCCGAGGCGCGAAAGAGCCTCAAGGGCATCGGCAACTCGATGCAATCGATCGGCAAGTCCATGTCGCTTGCGCTCACGGCGCCGATTGTCGGCTTTGGGACGCTGACGGTTAAGACGGCCGGCGATTTCGAGGCGGCAATGAACCGGGTCGGCGCCGCCTCCGATGCCAGCACGGGGCAGCTGGAGGCCATGCGCAAGATGGCGCTCGAACTCGGCTCGGACACGTCCAAATCAGCCTCCGAAGCCGCCGATGCAATGGAGATGCTGGCGAAGAACGGCCTGAGCGCAGAGGACATCATAGGCGGCGCGGCTGCTGCCTCCATCAAGCTTTCCGAGGCTACCGGGGGAGACCTGTCGACAGCCGCCGACGTGGCCACGAACGTCATGGCGCAGTTCAAGGTAGAGGTAAAAGACCTCGGCCGCGTCGTGGACGGCATCACGGGCGTGACCCTCGCGTCGCAGTTCGGATTTCAAGACTACAAGGATGCACTTGCGCAAGCTGGCGGCGTGGCGGGCTCTCTTGGCGTCAGCATCGAGGAATTCAATTCGGCTATCGCGGCGACGTCGTCGGTTTTTAATAGCGGCTCGGACGCGGGAACCTCTTTCAAGACATTCCTCACGCGCCTAGTTCCCCAGAGCAAACAAGCCGCCGCAGCGATGGACGAACTCGGCATCAAGTTCTTCAACGCTGACGGCTCCATGAAGTCGATGGCTCAGATTGCCGAGGTGCTAAAGACCAGTCTCGCCGGTCTAAGCGACGAAGCGAGAAACGAGGCCCTTTCGGATATTTTTGGCGTTGACGCCATGCGGACCGCCATCGCCCTAGCCGATCAGGGCGCCGCCGGTATCGACAAGATGACGGCATCCGTATCGCGGGCCGGCTCGGCGGATGAGCAAGCGGCGGCGAGAATGAAGGGCTTCAACGGCGAGATGGAAAAGCTTGCCGGCGCCTTTGAAAATCTGCAGATCGCCATCGCCGATAGCGGGCTCCTGACGACCGTTACCCAGTTTGTCACCAAACTGGCGGAATGGATCGACGCGCTTGCCAAAACGAACCCGGAGCTCTTGAAGTGGGGGACGATCCTTGCTGGCCTCACCGCGGCGCTCGGCCCCGTGGTGATCGCGCTCGGCGGCATGGCCGCCGCCATCGCGGCGATCGGCCTTCCCATCACTGCGGTCGTTGCCGGAATCACGGCCTTGACTGTGGCGGTCGTCGCGTTCTGGCCTGAAATTCAGGCGGCTTGGGAGTGGGTGAAGAAGCTCTTTGACCTGTTCGTCCTGCTCCATACGCAGGCGCTGGTTGCCGTCATCCAAAAGTTTCAGGAGCTCGGTACGTCGATCAAGGCGGCTCTCTCCGGGGTTGTCGACGAAGTCGTCGCTGCCTTCCAGGCTCTCCCTGGAAAGATGATGGAAATCGGCGGCCAGATCATCGACGGCCTAATTCAGGGCATCAAAGCCCGGTGGGAGAGCGTGAAGGGCGGCGTCGCCGACATCGCTACAGGTATCAAGGACACCTTTACCGGCTTCTTCGACATCCACTCGCCGTCGCGCGTGATGGAAGCGATCGGCATGAACATCATGCAGGGCCTCGGGATTGGGATGAACAACCTTCGCGGCGAGGTGGTCGGTGTCGCTGGCGGCGTCGCCGCGGATGTGAAGGGTACCTTTGGTCAGATCGAGAATGCCAGTCAGTCGCTCGGCAGCACATTCAGCAGTGCGTTCCAGAGCGTTATCGACGGCTCCAAGAGCGTCAAGGAAGCGCTCGCCGACCTCCTCGGGTCGCTCTCAGAAACCTGGATGAACCAGGCATTTCAGGCGCTGCTCGGTGGTGGCGGGATCGCCGGCAACAGCGGCGGTTTCCTCGGGACGCTCTTTGGAGGTTTCGGCTCACTGCTCGGATTTGCCAATGGCGGATCGTTTCAGGTGGGTGGCGCCGGGGGGATCGACAGTCAGCTCGTCGCATTCCGAGCGAGCCCTGATGAGACCGTCTCGATCACGAAGCCGGGACAAGAAGGCGGCGGCCGGCGGGAGGTGGTGGTCATGGTCGGCGTTGATCCGAAGAACGGCACCATTGAGCCGTATGTGAACAGCAGCATAGAAAAGGCTTCGCCGCGGATCGTGGCGACCTCGGTTGCCGAAGCAAACCGGCAGGCGCCGGGGGCGATGGCACGATATCAGCAGAACACGGCGGGCGGGGACTATCGCAATGGCTGAGATGATCCACTGGCCCGCCGACCTGCTGACGCCGGCTGTTTGCCGTCCGAACCCGAACCCTTACACGCGCTCCGGCGGCCGTTCGCTCGGCGGCCTAGATCCGACGGTGCGAACAGATCTCGGCTTCTGGTCGGTCGATCTGGTCGACATTCCGGTGCATTCGCGCGAACAGCGAAAGACGTGGAATGCGATCCGGACGCGCCTGGCCGGGCGATCTGGTTTTGTCATTGTACCGGCGTGGTCTCTTGATACCGCTCCTTATGTTTCAGGAGATATCGAGTCACTGATTACCGTGCCCCACGACGACCACGCGCCTTTCGACGACGACAGCGAATACGAGCAGGGTGCGATCTCGATCGTCACGGACCGCATCACGCCGCTCGGCGCGACGACGATCCGCCTGCGCATCATCAACGCCGCGGCCGATCTCGTCGGTGTTCGCTTCTCCTATGAGCATGCGCTCTACGAGACGGGACCGGCGATCTCGATCGATGGCGATATCTGGACGCTTCCGATATCGCCATCCGTTCGTGCGTTGATCCCGGCAGGCGCGGATGTCGAATTCGATCGCCCGACCTGCCTGTGCCGGCTTGCCGACGATCGCGGCATGGATGGCGGGCTCGACGCTGTGCCCTTCGAGCGGCGCAACGTCTCCTTCGTGGAGGCGGTCGATTACTGGAATTCACTGGTGGCGTGATGACGATCAAGTCTCTGCGCATTCTGGCGCAGCTCGATTTTCCGTCGAAGACGGTTCGGCTTTGGGATGGATCGGGAGGCCCGTTCGTCGATGGCGACGGGAATATCTGGCGGTCCTGCGTGCTGACGGATTCGGCGCTCGACCAGATCGAACTGGCAATCAATGCGGAGGCCTTCACCTTGCCCCTGACGTTGTCCGGCATTGACCAGGTCGTGGCTGCGACGATCTGGGAAGACTACCAGGCCGGAGAAATCGTAGGGTCGCGCGTGCGCATCCTCATTCAGGATTGCGATGAATACGATCAGCCGGTCGGGACGGCCGATGTGAAGTTCACCGGGACCATCGACAACATCATGTTCGACGATGCCGGCTCTGGCGATCAGATGCTCTCGACGATCACGGTTGAGGTGACGAACCGCTTCACGCTGAGGACGCTCACCAACGGGGCCGTGCTTTCCGATGTCGACCAGAAGGCGCGATCGGCTCTGCTCAATCCCAGCGCGACTGCGGATCGCTTCTGCGAGCGGCTGCCGGAGCTGATCGACAAGACGATCCGCTGGCCGAACTGGTGAGCGTCATGGAGCGGACGCTTGCCGAGTTCGTCGGCGCTTATCGCGAAAAGCCATGGCGGCCGGGCGAAGTGGATTGCTGCCTTTTCCTCGCCGCCTGGGCAATCTGGCTTGGGCATAGCGACCCGGCACAGCACCTGCGCGGCACCTATGACAGCGAGGATGGATTCCGCGCCGTCATCGAGCAGGCGGGGAGCGTTTCGGCGCTGGTTGGCTCCTGTGTCGCCGTGAATGGCGGAAAGAGCGTGCAGCGACCACTCTGTGGCGCGATCGGTGTGATCGGAAGCGCCACCAACATTCATCGCCAGTTCGGCGCCATTCACGATGGCGAGCGCTGGAACGTGCGGTTCAAGAACGGCGTCGGCTTCATGGCTGCCGCTCCTCTCGCAATCTGGATCATCTGAGAAAAGCGATGCCTGGCGTAATCGAGCTGACGGCGATCATCGTCTCGTCGATCGCGACGACGACTCTTGCCGCGAACCTGCTTTACCTCGGCACCTATGCGCTCGCCTATGCGGGTCTCGCCTTCGGGGCGCAGGCGCTGCAGGGGCTGTTCGTCTCCAAGCCGGCCGTGCCGAAGCCGGAGGACGGAAGCTATAACCTGAAACAGCCGGTGCCTTCGCTTTCCTATGTGCTGGGACGTGCAAAGAAGGCGAGCGACTATGTGTTTCTCGGCGAGAAGAACGGCACGGCCTACCACATTCTCGTCTGGGCCTGCCATCGCATCGACGGTTATGTGCAGCACTACCTGCACGACGAGGCGGTAACGCTCGATGGCAGCGGGTTCACGACCGCGCCGGCGCACTTCGGCAACAAGGTGCAGATCCTCTCACGGCTGGGCCTCAATGCCGAGACGGCCTATGCCGACGTGGTGACGGCTTTCGCCGGCATCTGGACGAACAATCATCGCGGCGACGGGCTCGCCTCAGTGCGCATGTCGGCCGCGACGGTCAGCTCGGAAAACTACCTGAAGGTTTTTCCGAACCAGATGCCGCAGCACTCGGCCGTCGGCGACGGCATGCTTCTTTACGATCCGAGAAACGGCAACACCTCGTTTTCGAGGAACCTCGCGCTGATGCGGCTCTGGCACCTGTGCCATCCGGTGGGCGGCAAGCTCGACCTCTCCGACATGTACTTGCCCGATTGGAGCAACGCCGCCAATGTCTGCGGCGAGAACGTCACCAACCGCGATGGCGGGACTGAGAAGCGCTATTACGGCGGATTCTGGTTTCGGGCCGAGAACGATCCCGTTCAGGTGGGCCGATTGATGGATGAGGCGGCCGAGCTCGTCGTCTTCGAGCGGCCGGATGGGCTGATCGGCGTGCATGGTGGCGAGTTCGTCGAGCCTGATATCCGGCTCACCGCTGCCGACATCAAGCGAGTGGCGCATGATACGAACCAGCGGCGCTCCTCGACGGTGCTGGCCGTCCGAGGACGCTGGACGGACCCTGCTAACCGCTACAACACGGTCGACGCGGCGATCTATGGCGATCCCTACGTGGGTGAGGATACCGAGCGGACGGCAACGGTCGATAACCAGGCAGTCCAGAGCCACAACCACGTCGCCCGGCTGCAAAAGCTGAAATACGTCCGCAAAAACGCGCCGCGCGTGACCATCGTCGCGGATTACTCTGCGGCGAAAAACGTGCCCTATCGGCGGTTCGTGCGGGTGCACCTGCCGCCGCGGCTGACGGAAGTGATCGTCGAAATCACCTCGACGCCGAAGCTCTCGCTGCGCAATCTGACGGTCGAATTCTCCGGCATCGTTGTTCCGAGTGATCTCTACGCCTTCAACGCTGCGACGGAAGAGGGCGAACCAGGCGCGAGCGTCACTCCATTGCCTCCGGGTGGCGTGCCGACGCCGGTCAACTTCGATGTGACGATCGACAACGAGGTAATCACCGGCGGCCAGACGGCAGCCTTCGGCCAGGCGACATGGGATTTCGAGTCGGACGCGCTGCTATACGAGCTGGAATGGCAGCCGACATCGGAGATTGAGCCGGCCAGGTCGGCAATGTCGAAAACTGGAGAGACAGAGGTGCGCTCCGGCTATCTCTCCGACGGCGTCGAATACAAGTTTCGTCTTCGCGCCTGGTCGAACGGCGCAAGTTCCGATTGGACAGAGTTCGAGATCCGCACGGCGACGGCTGATCCGGTCGCGCCGGGTTCGGTCACAGGTGCGTCGCTGACAGGCGGGGCGGGGCAGGTGGAGTTCGACTGGACCGCGCCGAACAGTGCCAACTACTTCGCCTCGAGGCTATACCTCAACACATCGAACAGCTTCGTTGGCGCCACGCTGGTCGCCACCGAATACGGCGCGGCTGCCGCCAACGATGCCCGCACCGTAACCGGTCTCTCGGCCGGCACCTATTACGGCTTCATCGAAGCCATCAACGCTTCCGGCGTGCCGGCGACAGAAGTCGCGACGGGCTCCGCCATCGTCACCTGACGAACTGATCCGCAATCACTTCGCAATCCTGTCTCTGGCGATCGCCGGAGCGCCTTCGCATGGGGAGTTTCCATGGCCGATACGGCAGAACTGGTCTACCGCGATTTCGTCACTGACGGAGTTCCTTCTTCGGGGCCTAACAGACCGAAGAAGTCGGAAATCCGTCGACTGTTGACCGGATACGAGGCGATCATCAACGCCTTCATCTCCAGTGGTGGCCTGATCTATTCCAGCAAGGCGGCGCTCGATGCGGATCTCGCGCATGCTGCGAACAGCATGGCTTGGGTCATTGGAGATCCTGTCGCGGCGAATAACGGCGTGTACGGCAAGGTCGGCACGTCTGGATCCGGCTCCTGGACGCGGCGTAGCGATCTGCCGTTTTCCTTTATCATCGCCTCCGACGTCGGCGCCGGAACTCCGAACGCCATTCAGGCGACGACGAGCATTCCGGTGAGCGCGTCGGCGCTGATCTGGATGAATATCTTTGAGGCGAACACCGCCAGCCCCGTGACGGTTTCCTTCAACGGCGGTTCAACGCTCACGATCAAAACGAATAGCGGCGCCGACGTCACGGCTGGTGGACTGACTGCCGGCATGATCGTCATGGGTATCGTTTCGGGATCGACGTTCCGGCTGGTAAGCGATCAGGCGTCCAGCGCGGTGCTTGCGGCGGCTGAGGCGGCAAAGGCGGCTGCGGAAGCTGCCGCTGTCAGTGTCAACATCAAGAACGTTGCAACGCGTACGGCACTGAAGGCGCTCAATACCGCCGTTACTACGCTCGCGTTCCTCGGTGAAGGCGGCCGAAAGGGTCTCTTCAAGTGGACGACGGGCGACTTCTCCTCGCAGATCACCGCCGACACCCAGGAAGGCATCTACATCAAGGCTGATGCGATCGCATCGACAGTCGGCGCATGGGTGCGCCAGTTTGATGGGCGCGTCTTCCCGGAGTGGTTTGGTGCTGTAGGCGACGGGACCACGTCTGATCAGACGGCTGCGGCTGCTGCTGTGGCATCTGCCTTCGCGTCTGGTGATGATCTGTACTGGACCAATACGTATTCCACCACGGCGTCAATCGCTAACTTTCATAGTGTTCGACACTTTGGGCCCGGCATTATCAAGCGGGAAGGTCTCGACGTTGATATTGTCGGCAATGGTGATTTTTCATCCTCAACTGGCTGGACATTCTCTGGTGGGGCAACGATTAGCGGAGGTACTCTCAACTTCCCTGGGGTGACCGCTTCTGCCACAAAAGCTATAGCAGCCATCAAAACGCTTACCACGTACGAAATAACCTATACGATTATTTCTGTAACAGCCGGCAATGCGTCTTTCCGATTGGATGGCAGCTCGGACGTTATCGGGGCAAATCGCACAGCCCCCGGTACGTACACAGAGCGGCTGACATCTAACGCAACCACAACAGGCATCCAGATTGTAGGTAGCGCCACGTTTAACGGTGTTTACGACAATCTGACTGTGCGCGAGGTCGTCACCAGTCTGTTCGCTGTCGACCCAGAAGAAGGTCAGTCTAACACCGTTTACGTTGCTGCGACTGGCGACAATGCAAGCGATGGGCTCAGTTTGAGCCAGCCGCGCGCCTCTCTGCAAGGAGCGTTTGATGCTCTAAACAACTATGGCCCCGTACTCGAGGGGACGTGGACGATCAATGTCGCCGCAGGGACTTACAATTCTGCCTCAAATTCAGTGGCGACCCTCCCGGCAGGCCTACGCAGCAGGGAAATCATTGAGGTAGTCGGTCCTAGCGTGGGCGGGCATCCAAACGTCCCAACAGCCGTCTTTGACGGCGCATCGGCGGCGACCGTCGGGTGCAGGTTATTTGGCAGAGCCCGCATGCGTCTCAAGGATCTGAAATTCCAGAACTATGGCTCAAATACCTGTATTACCGCCACGGAGGGATCTCTTCTCGCCCTGGAGAATGTCCATATCAACACTCTAGCTGGGGGCGTTGATGTCCAGCGCGGCTGCAGCCTCTTCGTAAGCGGTGGTATATTCACACTGCAAAGTGGTAGCAACAGTAACTTCCTAATCCGGGAGTTGTTCAATGTCGCTCACGCGATAGGCTACACGGTTAATAATGACACTGGTAGCCCGGTGAATGGCGAGCAGCCCGTCTTCCTCGGCGCCGGCACAGGTCGCGCAATCTCCTTCTCCGAGGGGTGCACGGGACACGTAGACGGTGACATCGACGATTTCTTCATCGGACTTGAAGTTGGTGTGAATTCCCGCGCCCACATCGATAGTACTGCTGTTTTCTCGAATAATCAGACTGCCGTTTGGGAATCCTCGGGGGGCGATGCCCAGGCGGATGCTGGCGTTACATGGAGCACGGGGACGGCCGACGCCAATACAAGGAACGTTGTCCGTCGCGCATTCTCCACCTGGCAGAATGACGGAAAATCTGTCTCATGGAGCACGATCGACAAGAACATTCTTCCGGGCATTTCCCACACCGGCAACACAACAGAGACGTTCCTGAGCTCTACGCCGCTTATTGCGGGGGAGTGGATGGGGGTCAGCGCGAGCAACTACGCCGGAAAGACCATCAGGGTAAGGGTTCACGGCTCCCTCACAGGCACTGCGGGGACCAAGACCCTTCGCTGGCGTATCGACGGAACCGACAGCAGCGCGTCTGGAAACAACGTAGGATCTGCGGTGATGGCGGCGGCCGTTGCCAGTAACTTTGTCCATACGTTTACTTTTCATATTACTGGCGCTGCGACACAAAGAAATGAGGCTGAAACTCTCGTCAATGGGGGTGCCATTATCGTCGGGGCTGGCGGCTCAACAGTTGATCTATCTGTCGCCGCTGACCAGTTCCTTAAGCTGACCGTTCAACTCGGCAACAGCGCGGACGCACTGTCAATCTCTGGCATTACTGTTGATGTGCAGGGTTAAACCCAACAGAGGGTGAAGGTCTCTTCCATCGAGTGGGCCGACACAAGAAAGGAGACGTCAAAGGCCGGCATCACCTCGTTCGGTTTTGTCGAGCGCCAGCCCGCAAGAGTTGGCGCCGACTGCCCCGACACGATCTTGCACCTTACGCTAGACTCTATGTGCAGAGTGGCGCTCTGGCCCTTGATCTGAACGCCATTCGGTGTGCGAGAGACTTGCTTGTCTCCTGGGATCAGGAACCGCGTGGCGTAGACGGCGTAATCTTTGTCTACCCTTGATGAAGCGCGCTCGCGGGCTTCATCCGAAACTGGCTCGATCTGATCCTTGATGGTGACCGTGCGTTTGAGGCGATCGAACACGACGGTCCGTCTCGCATCGAAGCCCTGCCACATCTTTGTCTCGCCCGTCACTTCGAAGGTGGTTTTGGAGCTACGCGACGATACGATCCGAGAATGTTGGCCGATGGCAGCCATATCGCGAACCGCCTTAAGCCCGACAACATACGGCAGGCTGTGAGAATGGGCGGATCGCATGTAGACGCGCATCGGGTCTTTTGGCTCGTGCGCAAACATGCCTCCGTCGATGATCCACTCCTCGCCGAGGGCAAACAGCGAAAGCGCCAAATCGTCATCATGGCGATGAGCTATGCTGCGATAGCCAGACTTGAAGACACCTTGCAAGGCTTGGGTGTCCCAACCACTGCGAAAGAAAGCCCAGCCACTATCGGGCAGAACAAGGTCATTCGAGGAAGGCGGCGGCAGGCGGCGGACAGTGAAATCCGAAGTGTCGCCAATGTGAGGCGGTTTGCGATCCGGGCGTGTCATGTGCGCCAGGATCATCTCGGCCCGCTCAACAAGCCCAGCGGTCGCCATCTCCTCGCCGGTATATGACAACCCTATTTCGTTCGCGAGCTTCACCTGAGCGATGCCGAAGTGGTGATACCCTGGGCTGTTTTCGACATGGCCGCCGTCCGGTGCGAAGGCTGCTGATATCTCGAAATTGATCCGTTCTCGCGCTAATTGTTCGGCTTCACCGTCCGCCATCTCCTGAGAGTATTCGAACAGGATGATACTCTGGTCGAAGCCGTGGTTGTTCCCGCGCTCGTAAAAGTCCTCTTGCTTCAGCAATGAAGCATGCTGCCTGCAAATATCGTCCAGCAATGGGTTTCTGGGTCCGCCAAGGTGGCTGCGGAGCAAGAGAAAGTTGCTTAGGCGCAGGGCGGTTCCGTGATCGTGCCACGCCATGTTCGTGCGGACCATCGGAGTGTCACGAAACTTCGACCACCACTGATCGACCAGGGTGAGGGCCAGTTCAGACCCTTCCATGGTCTCGTTGTGGCGATCGTAGGCAATCAAGGCGGGCATGAATGCAAACTGATGGAGCTGCCATCCAAGCGTGCGCGGTTTGTCGTCGACGTGCTCCCAGTGACCATCCGCGAGCGAGACTGATCCGAAGTGAGGGGGTTCCCAAGCCTTATCGATGATTATTTTTCGGCCTGACGCAGCCTGGAGCTCGGTCAGAATTCCCAACTTCTTCTCATGCCATCGAGAAGCCAAAGCGCGGTCCAGCATGTGTTCGCCGTCAATTAGATCTGTGGATAGTTGGATCTGATTCCGGCACAGCCTTTATCGTCGCCAAACAAAGGGCCGTCGCTGGATTGAACGCGATCACGGCTTCGCCATCGCCAACGGCCGCTTTGGCGTAGCCGTCATGGTAGCTATATCCGGCCGCCGTGTTGGGGCGGGCGTAGTCAAAGAGAGATTTCGCAGCATCAATGCTCTCGGTGAAATTGGGAACGGGCCCCACCTGCTCACCCTTCGGACCGTACCAGACAACCTTCATCCGCTCGGGTCTGTTCCCCTCAGCCGGAACGGTGATTTTCTCGCGACGATATTTGAACAACACGGCGATAGCCTGATCTAAAAGCCTCTTCGGCTCTGTAATGGACTCCAACTCTGCAATGATTTCCTGCCGTGTCATCGATCTATCCGCCAGTCTGGTAGCTCTTGATGAGTGCTATGTATTGATCGTTCGGAACCTCACGCAGCGCAAGGAACGTGCTTTTGTATCGGAGGCAGTTTTCAGGCGTGATGCGCGCGAGTTCACGGGCTGGCGCCCCTGCCACAACGGTTAGTGGGGGTACGTCTTTCGTAACTACTGCGTTTGCGCCGACAATGGAAAGGGCTCCTACCTCGATGCCGCCGAGAATTTTGCTACCTGTGGAAAGATACGCATAATCCCCAATTAAGGGAACGCCTACTCGCTTCCCCGCTGCATTCAACCGGGTTTTCCCGCCAGAATGGCCGCCAAGGGTGACATTAGCGCCGATTACGGCGCCTTTGCGGATTTCGCAGTCGCGATGGATCACGAGTCCTATGCCACCGTAGCCGAACCTAACGCCTTCTCCGAGTTTCAGTGAGTTTGGGATCGATGAATTGTGCAACAGGTAATTGAGGTTTTGGCACTTGGTCGCTCTTAGCGCGTCGCCAACTTTTAAGTATTCCTGCGCCGCACGCCATATCCGATACGCATCGGGAACACCTCTGGTAAGCAGTCCGTCGAATTGATCGAGCAAAGGATCGACGGCGGCGTCAACCAACGGCGTTTTCTCTTCCGTCTTGACGGTGTGGGTTCGTAAGGGGCTAATTTTGCTCAATAATACGCGTATGTACGACAACTGTTGCCTCTAAATAGCACTACGCTCTCAGGGCGGCGAACCTAGCCCATCACAGTTCAAACGCAACCCCCGCCCTAGAGCGGGGGTTTTCTTACCCCAACAGCAAGGTGAACTATGAACAAGACCGTGCAGTCTCTGCAGCGGCGCTTGATCGCGCTCGGATTTCAGCTTCCCAGGTTCGGCGCCGACGGTGATCCGGGCGCGGAGACACTGGCCGCCGTCGGCAAGGCGCTCGATGAGCTCGTGACGCTGAGGGGAGGCGAAGATCCGACGCCGGCGCCGCCAGCATCAACGGCCTCGATCGTACCGGCCGAATGGATGCCCGCAGCCAAGTTGGAGCGGGTGATCTGCCACTGGACCGCAGGCGCCCATAAGGCAAGCGAGTTCGATCGGAGCCACTATCACATCCTCATCGAGGGTGATGGCACGCTGATCCGCGGTATTCCATCGATCAAGCTAAACGAGGCTCCGGCGAAGAAGGGCTATGCCGCCCACACGCTGGACTGCAATTCGGGCTCGATCGGCGTTTCGCTGTGCTGCATGGGCGGATCGAACGAAGCGCCTTTCGATCCTGGCAAATATCCCATGACGCGGGAACAGTGGGACGCGCTCACTGGCGTCGTTGCCGATCTCTGCCGGCGGTACGGGATCAAGATCACCGACAAAACAGTCCTTTCTCATGCGGAGGTTCAGAACAACCTGGGCATCCAGCAGCGCGGCAAGTGGGATTTCACGCGCCTCGCTTTCGACCTGTCGATCAAGGGCGCAAAGGCCTGCGGCGACAAACTACGCGCGGAAGCATCCGCGAAACTTTGACCCCTCCAACATCGAAGGAATTGACCATGCGTTCACTGATCATCGCATCAGCGGCGGCGCTTTCGCTCGCGTCCTGCAGCACTACCACCGGCTCGATCGACACGGCTATCAAGGCCAGCCTACCGAAAACCTGCGCACTGCTCGAGACGGCTCACACAGCATTCGTCGCTGCCTCCGCCTCCGGCAACATCAAGGCGCGCACCATCGCCAAGGAGAAGGCCGCCTATGACGGCGTTCGGGTGATCTGTGCCGATCCTGGTAGCGTCACGGCGGCAAACGCGCTCGTTGTCGCGGCCACCGCCTATGCGACCGTCTCGCTCGCCCTGCGTGAAGCCAAGGCCGGGGAGTAATGCCATGGATGCGAGACAGAAACTCGAAAACAAGATCATCGGCGCGGTGGTGAGCGTCGTTGGCAATCCTGCCGTGCCGGCTCAACCGGGCGCAGTGTCACCGATCGTCGACGCAGTCACCAGCAAGATACTGCCAGAGATCATCAACGCGACGAATAACGAGCCCTGGTATGCCAGTCGCGTGACCCTTGGCGCTATCCTCGCTGCGTCGGCCGGCGTGCTCGGGCTCTTCGGCTATGCATTCCCGGCCGAGGTCCAGGGCAAGGTTCTCGATCTCATTATTGCGCTGGGCCCCGTCATCGGCGGCGCACTGGCGCTCTACGGGCGCTGGGCCGCAAGGAAGCCGATCGGCGAATGATTCACTACGGCGGCGGCTCCTCTGGCGGCGGCCGCTTCCTTTGGAGATCGCATTGCGTGGGGCATTGGGGACGAAATGGCGGATGACGACATGAACAATGGAAACGACGCTCAGAGGCACTATCAGGACGCGATGACGGCGCAGCTCGGCGAGCGCGTCACCAACCTGGGCAGGCGACAGACGGATCTCGAAACCGAGATGCGATCCGGCTTCCGGCAGATGGAAAGTGCCCTTAGCCAGCTCGCCAACGAAACCCGCAGCTCGATCGCCGCCTTGTCGACGACAATCGCCGAGAGGAACAAGCCGCAATGGCAGGCGCTCGGAGTTGCGCTTACCTTCTGCACCATCCTTGGAGGGCTCGCCTATTGGCCGATCAACGCCGCGACGACGGATCTGAAAGCCTCGGTCGCCACGCTGGCGGAAAAGATGGTGACGCAGAAGGAAATGGAATGGCGATCCGCGCGCGGCGCCGAGGATCGGCTGCGGCAGGAAGCAGCCCTGAAGGATCTGCGCGACGCGCAAGTCCCGCGCGCCGAGCTCGATCGCGTCTGGCAGAGCTACGATCAGCGCTTCTCCGACCACCAGCGGCAGATTGACGAGGTGAAGCAGGCGCAGGGCAGCGTCTACAGCCAGCGGGACATTATTCTCGACCTGAAGGAAAATCAGCAGCGGCTGGAGCGGGAGATTGCCAGGTTGGCGGCGGCTGCCGGCGGTGCGGCGGATCGGTAGTCCTCGGGATTGTCGCAACGAAAAAGACAGGGACAATCTTCATTTGGTGATTGCATGAGCGAACAGGCTGCGCGAAGTTTGCTTCGCCTGTGAAGTCGAACGCTCGGGCGCGAAGCCTCTCTTGCCATAACCGGCAAGGGGGGCTTTTCGGTTATCTCCTCGGCCCTAACGGTCCCGTCCCGCTATTGCCGTGATAGAACGCAGGGTCGAGGACAATCTCGAATTCGGACTTGAGGCGCTCGGCCAGCCGCTTCGAGATATTCCGCTTCGCCGCGTCCCTCGGCGTGGCGTCGACGCCGACGAGCACTGCGCTATCCTCGATAGAGATATCCCATATGGCGGCGCGCAGGAATTCTTGCACAGTCGCATCGTCGACCACCTCGCCTTGTTTGCGAAAGCCGATCTGCGCCCTCAGCGCCTTGACGATGTCGAGAGCGAAGAGAGCGGCACACTGGGAATCGCGCCGCCGTCGCTGACCTTTGGCCGCGAGGCCATTCAGGATCGGGCGACCGACCATCGCGAAGCGAATGAAGATCACACCTTCGATATCGTATTCTGGCTTTGCCATGCGGAATCTTCCTCGGTTGAGGTTGTCGATATCCCGCATGTCATTGAAGGCGCCCGCCAGCGCCGATGCACCTGATATGAGCGCTTACGCCCGATAGTCAATGCGACGTTTCCGGTGATCCGTGCGTTAATTGCCGCATGGCCAAGGCATCCTCGAGGAAACCGCCCGATACTCCGCCGCCGGAACCGATGCCGACGCGGATCGAGCCGTGCGTGGCGATGCTCGTCGACAAGCCGCCGAAGGGGCGCGACTGGGCGTTCGAGGTGAAATGGGACGGTTATCGGCTTGCGGTGCATGTCGAGCCTGGCCGGGTGCGGATCATCACGCGCGGCGGCTATGACTGGACAGATCGTTTCGCGCCGATCGCGACCGAGGCGCGGCAGCTTGGGCACGAGACCATGATCCTCGACGGCGAGGCGGTCGTGCTCGACGACCAGGGGCGCTCCGACTTCGGCCTCTTGCAGCGAGCGCTTGGCAGGAAGCCGAGCCTGCACGATCCGCGCGAAATCCTCTTCTTCGCTTTCGATCTCCTCTATCTCGACGGCCGCGACCTGCGCCGGCTGGCGCTTCGCGACCGCCGTCGGCTGCTGGAGGCGATCGTCGTCGCCGGCCGGGCCGGTGTCATTCGGCTGTCGGAGGAAGTTGAGGCGGAAGGGGAGGAATTCTTCCGGCTCGCTTGCGCGCACGGCCTCGAGGGCATCGTCGCCAAGCGGCGCGACAAGCCCTATCACTCCGGCCGTCGCCCCGACTGGCAGAAGATCAAATGCGTTCGCCGCGACAGTTTCGTGATCGTAGGATACGAGCCTTCCACCATGCCTGGCGCGATCGGCCGGCTGCTGCTGGCGGCGAAGAAGGGTGAGGGGCTCGCCTATGTAGGCGGCTGCGGAACCGGCTGGACCTATCAGGAATCAGTGAAGCTTCGCGAGCTGCTCGATGCGATCGTGACAGATCAGCTTCCCGTGGCGCTCCCGCGCAAGGGTGCCGTTTTCACGCGGCCGGTGCTGGTGGCCGAGGTGGAATATCGCGCCTGGACGCAGGACGGGAAGCTGCGGCATCCGTCGTTCAAGGGGATCAGGGAGCGGGCGGATGATGCCACGATTTTCGAGCTGCCGTGAGACATGCGTGGCGAAAAACATAGGAAAACGACACGGCGCCCGTTTGTCCCACAAATCCGCAAGCGGTTGATTTCGGCCGCTTACCTCTCTCCGGCATGGGGTACGACCTGGACCCTGAGGTGCATTTGCGAACTGGCTTCCTAGACTGTTGAGACTTACGTGACGACTCGCACGAATCTCGCCATAAGGTGGCCATGAGCAACCGCATTGAATTGCAAACAAACGCTTGGGCGTTCTTGGACATCTCGCACCCGATGTGCGCTTGGGCGGCCTACAGGGGAGTCCTGTTGCCGCCGCCAAGTGCGCACGGCGCAATCTCGCTCTGGACCGCTGGCTTATTTCGATCGAAAAGCGCACATCGGATCAGGACAGAAATGCTCCTCGAGGAGGTGCGAAGGCGCGAATTTCCCCGCGCGGTCTCACGGCTCACGGGCTTCTATGCCTTTAGGGACTCCCGGAGCGCCGATCTTGCGCTGCAATGGGGATTAAACCACTTCCAAAAGGCGCAACTTGTAGAGCTGTGCTGCGATCTGTCGCGTAGTCCTGCACCTCACGACGCGAACTGGATAACCAACTCCAGGAACCACGTGGGTGATCGGTGGGCTTCCTCCTATTGGGCAGGGGAACCCTATCCCTATGATGATGCTGCCTGGGAAGTCATAGTTGACAAACGCGCCTGGATTCTCGGCACCTACGTTCGACAGGCAGCGTATGATGTTGTGAGCAGTCGATATCCCGACTCCGTCGATTTGCTAGAGATCGGGCGGCTGGCAGCCATTGTAGGATCGGACTTGTGTTCCGTATCTATGTTTGGCGACTTCCATGAACAGGAGGCGTCGTTTGATTTTCGCTTAGACATGCGCGATGCCGCCAATACTCAAGTCATTAATTCTATCTGCGAACTGATCCAGACCGGCCATCCTGTTCGGGGCGAAGCCCTCGCACTCCTCTCCTCCGGTGAGATGATCGTGCCTGATCTTCGCGCGGAGAGCTTCAATGTTCGTATTCCGTAGGGCTACCTGACAGCATGTTCGCAGTCCTTCGGAACAGCCATCATTGTTGTGCCGGCGCGATGATATCCAGCCATTTCCAGTCCTCGTATTTGTCGCCCCGCTGCTTGATGTGCGAGTAGCGCTTCAGCGAGTTCCACGATCGGTGCCCCGATACGGTCGCGACGTGCGGGATATTCCAACCCAGTTCGAACAGCCGTGACACGCCTTCGTGGCGCAGGTCGTGGAAGTGGAGATCCTCGATGCCGAGGAGGGTAGTAGCGCGTGTGAAGGAGGCGCTGACGCTCCTGCCATCGTGCGGGAAGATCTCGGCCGCGGCGGTGCGCGGCATCGAACGGATGATGCGAATCGCTTCGGGCGGCAGGTCGCACCAAACATCGTTGCCGATCTTCTCGCCCGGATTCTTCATGTCCCTGACCAGGACACGTTTGTTCTCTTCCTCATAGTCCGACCAGGCGATGCGCGATATCTCCTCCTGTCGCCGCGTCGAGAAGATCGCGAAGGCAATCAGCCGGCGCATCGGGATCAGCGACGGGTAGCGCGTCTCTCGATCGCTATAGTGCTCCATCAGCAGATCAAGCTCTTCCAGCGTCGGCCGCCGATCGCGCTGCGCCGACTTGGCGACCAGGCCTAGGCGCTTCAACACGACCTGGGCGTCTTCCATCGCCGAATAATCAAGATCGATCTTCCAGGCAGGACGGGCGATCGCGAAGATGCTCGCCAAGTGGGAAATGTAGTTGCCGACCGTCTGCGGCTTGCGACCCTTGGAAAGCTCCGTCGCGAACTCGACGATTTCGGCACTACCGATGTCCCTGCACAGCATCTGGGCGATATCGAACTCTTCCTTCACCTTCTCAAGGACCTGCGCCTTCGTCCGCCCGATCTCCTTCTTGCTCTCCTTCACATAGCGATCGATCGCGTCGGCGAGCGTCGACTGGGGCTCCTTTAGCTTCTCCAGCGCGCCCGGTTCGGCCAGCGCCGTTTCCCGTTTCTTCAGCCACGCCGCGGCGGCCGGCCGGCGATCAAACGTCTGCGCCTCGCTGTGGACTGTGACGCCCTCTCGCATTATGCGGATCTGCGCAGTATATGATTTCTGCCCATTGCGGCGCTTTCGCTCGACGATGCTGCCCATGGATTTGCTACAAGCCCCTGACCGTTTGCTACATTGTAGCAATAGCACAGTGGAAACGGGCAAAAAAGTGATCAAACGAGAGCTAACGAGACATGAAAGAAACGGCGAAAACGGCTGGAAACGCGGGAAAGAGCAGGTACTTCAAGGCCCCCGTCTTTGCCGTGGCGCCTATGATCGA